AGACTTCATAGTAAGAACTTTAAGCTTGTAATGACATGTGAAAATCATAATGCATATTATAAAGAAGCAAAAGAAAGATTAGAAAATGTTACATATGGAACAAAGCAGAATATAATATTAAGAAAAGAAAATAGTCCAGATTTCCTCAAACATTTATCATTAGGACAATATATATTTTATTTAGATGCACATTTTTATGATCCTAAAATTCCAAAAAAAGATAGGTTTGTAGTTCTTAAAGAACTTGATAATATGAGAAAATTTAAAGATTCTATAATAATTGTTCACGATTTTCACAATGGTTTGGGTGGAATAACATATGACGGAATAAAATTAGATATTGATTTATTAAGAAATAGATTATTAAAAATAAATAAAAAATTTTTCTTTTATACTAATACTCTTGAAGGATGTGATATAGTTAAATCAAACGCACAAGATATTATAGACGCTGGATTAGAAGTTGATTTTGATACTCTTGATAATTTAGATTATGCTTGGGTATCTCCAAGATTATCTTTTAGAGGTATATTATATTGTTTACCAACAAAATTATCTGAAGGAGAATTAAATGAATTAGGATTGAGAAAATGGAGTTAGAAATACCAATTTGTCCAGCATGTAATAAACATATGACAAATGCAATAGATTCAATAACTAAAAAAATAAGCGAATATCTTTGGCAATGTGATTGTGAAGAATTTGAAGGAAAAAACTATGTATAGGATAAGATGGAATTAAAACTTAAAGGAAAAAAAGCTCTGATTACAGGAGGAAGTAAAGGAATAGGATTAGCTATTAAGAAGGCTCTTGAAAAAGAAGGAGTTGAATGTATTAGTTGGAGTAGGAGTGAAGGAGTTGATTTAGAAAAAGATATTCCAGAATTACCAAACATAGATATTTTAATTAATAATGTAGGGGGTAGAGGAACTTGGAACAAATTTAATAAAATAATAAATATAAATATAAATCCTTTTTTAAATCTTACTCATCAATTTATAGCGCAAGGAAAAATTAATGGAAGAATTATAACAATATCAAGTATACATGGTAAAGAAAGAGGGATTAACCAAACATTTACTGCTTGCAAAGCATTTCAAATAGCATTAATGAAATCATTATCTGGAAGATGTGGAAAAATAACATTTAATACAATTTGTCCAGGACATATAGATGTAGGAAAACCATTTCCGTATAAACCAGCAAAAATAGGCAAACCAGAAGATGTAGCAAATATAGTTACATTCTTATGCTCAGATAAAGCAAAACATATAAATGGAGCTTGTATAACTGTAGACGGAGGTGAATCACATGCTTTTTAAGAGTAAAGAAGTCAAACCAAGAAAGATAAAAAAGAAGTCTAAAAAAACAGAGGAAAGAGAAATGAATGAAATTTGGACTAAAAAAGTAAAAACAAGAGATAATCATACTTGTCAAATTTGTATGAAAAAAGTAGTAGGAAAGAACTGCCATGCACATCACATATTACCACGACAGTTAAAAGGTATGAGATGGGATGTAAATAATGGTATCACGTTGTGTTACTATCATCACAAGGTTGGAGTGTGGTCTGCTCACCAAAATGCAGTATGGTTTTATGGTTGGATGAATCAAAATAGGTCAACTCAATTAAGATATATTATAAATAAACTATCTCAATATGAGAGGACGATAATATGAAAGTAGATCATTATGCATTTAATCCAGAAACACATGAAATAATAGAATATGATGAAAATGATAATCCTTTACCAAAAAAACATATGTTAGAATGGTTAAAAGAGTCTAAGGAGAAGTTAAAATGAAAATATCACTTATAAATCCACCAAGTCCATTTTTAATAAACGAAAGAGTATCTCCTAATATAGGATTAGTTAGAGTAGCTACACAATTAAAAAAAGATGGAAAAGATGTTGAAATATTAGATATGTCAGGAAATGAAGAAATGGAAATACCAGAAGCTGATGTTTATGGTTTTAGTTCAACAACTCCTCAATTTCCTTATGTTTATCAATTGCATGAAAAGATAAAAAGTCAACATCCAAATTCTCATACTATTATTGGTGGTCCTCATGCTAGTAGTTTATATCAATTAAGAGAAAAAGGAAAAAAAGATATTAATATAGAAGACTTAGAAGTATTTGATACTATATTTGCAGGAGAAGGAGAATTAGGTAATGTAGATTTAATGTTTAAAAAAGGATGGCAAAAAGGAAAATTAATAAAGCATTTAGATGATGTAGAAGTTCCAGATAGAAGTTTAATAGATATTACATCATATGAATTTAAATTAAATGGAAAAAAAGCTACTACAATTCAAAGTCAAAGAGGTTGTCCTGGAAAATGTGATTTCTGTTGTGGAAGAGATATAGAAATGTATAATAGAACTAGACAACATTCTCCAGAAAGAGTAATAAAAGAATTAGATAAACTTAACGAACAATATGGATTTGATAGTTTTATGTGGTATGATGATGAAGTAAATATTAATATGAATAGATTAGAAGAATTATGTAATAGATTATCAAAACGAGATTATAAACATAGAGGATTTATACGTACAGACCAAGTTGTAAAATATCCTGAATCAATAGATTGGTTAAAAAAAGCTGGATTTGTTAAACTCTGTGCTGGAATAGAATCTGGATCAGATAGAATGTTAAAAAATGTTAATAAAGGTACTACATCAGAAATAAATTCAGAAGCAAGAAAAATAGTAGGAGATTATGGAATACATTTTGAAGCATTTATGATGTTAGGTTTTCCAGAAGAAACATTAGACGATGTAACATTAACATATGAATGGTTAAGAGATAATAATCCAGATGATTTTGACTTAAATATAATTACGCCATATCCAGGAAGTAATATGTATAATAAAGCAAGACAATCTACTGAATTCGAAGGATATGATTGGGAATATAATGGAATGTTTTTTAATAAACCAAATTATAGTAAAGAAGATAGTTTTTATAAGGGAAGAAATGCTCAAAGTGAAAGTAATGTAAGAACAAGAACATTACCAAATAAAAATTTAAGAAAGCTAAGAGATATTATAGATGGAGGTTTAAAACACTAAAAATGAAAATTGATATAATGATTTGTACAAAAGATAGACCATCTGAAGTTGCTTTATTATTACAGAGTTTAAGAACACAAACATTCCAAAATTTTGATATCTTTATATATGATGATAGAAGTGGAATGCCAATACAACAACATCATTTTTTAAATACAATTATAGGCCAAATGAAATTAGAAAATCATAATGTAACACTTTGGAGAAACGAAATACCATATGGTGTTACAAGACTAAGACAAATATTAGTAGATAAAATATTAGAATATTCAGATGGAGATGCAATACTTAGACTCGATGACGATAATTTATTAGAACCAGATTATATAGAAAGGTTGGTTAAATGTCTTGACGATGGTTGGGACATTGCTTCTGGGTTGGTTCCGCCTTGTGGAATATCATCGATAAAACGAGAAATAAAATATGTTAAACCATTAATAAGCGATGTAAAAATGAATGATAAGGGAGAAATAATACATTTTGGAGATGAATGTGGACATCAATATATGGAAAAAGAAGTTATACCATCACCAAATTTTAGATCAATGGCTCTTATAAAAAGAGAAGTTCATGAAAAAGTAAAATATGAAGATAATATTGGTTTCTGTTCATTCAGAGAAGAGCAATTCTTCAGTTTTAAAGCATTGTTAGAAGGTTTTAAGATATGTGTTGATACTGGAGCAGTTGCAATGCATTTAAACACTCCTTCTGGAGGAGAAAGAACACAACAATATTATGATGGATTACAAACAAATCATGAATTATTAAATAAATGGTGTCAAAAAATCTTTAAAGAGAAAGGAGATTTTTTGGAAAAATATAGGAGTAAGTTTAAATGATTAAAATAAATATTATCGGTTCAATTTTTGGTTCCAGCGGATATGATTCACACACAAGGTCTTTAGCAAATGCTTTATATAAAATAGCAGATTGTAAATTATCAACACAATTAATAGAAAACTGGACAAAACATGTAAATGATGCTGAACTTAGTATGATTACTAAACCAGATAGAAAAGATGATTATAATTTGATAATATCAATGCCTAGTATGTGGAAGATGTTTATGGGACCAGGAAAGAATATTGGATATTGTGTTTGGGAAGGCTCGAAATGCCCTCTTTCGTGGTGTTCTGAATTTAAAAATAAAAAAATTAATCTAATATTTACTCCTTCTAATCACACTCGTGATGCCATACTAAACACTTTGGATTTAAGTAATTTATCTAAAGAAGAAAAAAATAATATTATAAGTAAGATTCATATCATACCTCATGGGGTTGACAGAAAAATATTTTTTAAAAAATGAAAAAAATAAAAAGATATACAAAAGAATGGAAAGAAAAAATTAGTAAAACTATGACAGGAAAAAAATATTCAGAAGAAAGAAGAAAAAATATTAGCGATGGATGTAAAGGAAAGAAAATGCCAGAAAGTTTTAAAATTGAAGCAAGAAAAAGAATGAAGAAAAATAATCCAATGCAAAATCCAAAAATAAAAAAGAAGTGGTTAATAATTATGAAAGAAAAAGTATGGAATAATAAAGAAATTTACAAAAAGATTAGTTTAGCAAATAAAGGAAAGAAATTATCTGAAGAACATAAAAAAAAATTAGTCTTATCTCATTTAGGAAATAAAAATTCTAAAGAAAGTAAAGAAAAAAATAGAATAAAACAAAAAGACTTCATGAAAAATCCTAAAAATAGATTAAATTTAAGTATAAAAAATAGTTTAGAAAATCATCCACAATGGAAAGGTGGATTAAGTTTTGAACCATATACATATGAATTTAATATAAAATTAAAAAAAATAATTAGAGAAAGAGATAAATATATTTGTAAAGTATGTAATAAAAAAGCAAATGTTGTTCATCACATAGATTATAATAAGAAGAATTGTAGACCAGAAAATTTAATAACAGTATGTAGAAGTTGTCATAGTAAAACATCTTTTAATAGAAAAAAATGGGAGAATTTTTTTAATGGAAAATAATCATAGTCAGCGAAAAAAGGGTAATGTCGATGCTCAAAATGATACATTATCTGGAGACACGAAGATGAAACAGGGGCAGACAATAAAAGATGAGCGTATGCCTGTGTATTCGGATAATCACGTTGACATTTTCAAATTCATTTGTAACAAAGGTTGGAGAGGAACAAACTGGGATAGAGGTGGTGTTCAATATCTAATAAAAGCATTTACAGAAGAATTTAATAAAGATGAAAATGTTGAACTTATCCTCAAATTAAATTCAGCATATATCAATCCTCAACATATAGCACAATCAATGAAACAACTTAATTTACCTATAGATCATGCTAAAATTAGTATTAATTGTGATAATGTTCCTTTTAATCAACTAATAAATCTTTATAGTCAAGCAGATTGTTTTGTTTGTGCTACAAGAGCAGAAAGTTTTAACCTTCCTGGACTTGAAGCTATGGCTTGTGGGTTACCAACTATTCAAACTAATTATGGTGGACAAACAGATTATATGACAGATGATAATTCTTGTTTTATAGACTATAAATTAGAAGAAGTAAAAGAAGATATAATGTATGAAGGAATAAATTGGGCAACTCCTGATATTAAAGATTTACGATTAAATATGAGATGGGCATTCGAACACCAAGATGAAATAAAAGAAAAAGGAAAGCAAGCAGAAGAAGATAGTAAAAATTGGACTTGGGATATTTCTGCTCAAAAGATTATTGATATACTATGAGCAAATTAACTTGTTGTGATAAATGTAATATAATAAAAAAAGAAGACCAGAACGATTGGTTTCAAATAAAAGCTAATAATAAAGATTTTGATTTATGTCCTGATTGTACTAAATGGTTTAGTCAGAATTTTAGTGAACCATATGAAACAGTTTATGTAACTGAAAAATCATCTAGTAAAATATAGAATTATTTATTTAAGACTGGTAAATCTCTAATACCAAAAACTGCTAAGATAGCTACTAATCCTGTCCAAAATTCTGAAATTGGAATTATTCCACTATTAAGCCAACTTACAATTCCTGGAATAAGAAAACCAACGCCTGTTAAAATACCTGCCCATTTGGTTTTACTTTGATACCATTGCTTTGTTTGTATTGCCATTTTTTCCTCCTTATATCAGTTTTAAATTTAAAAAATAAAAAAAATAAAAATTTGTTAAGTTTATTTAGTTATAAACTTTAGTAACTACTAATTCATCTAGATAACCTTCGTTAACTTCAGCATCTTCGAATTCTTCATCAAAATCAAGATCGTTAATTACAATTGTAAATGTTTCTAATCTTGCTTTTTCTGCTTCATCTTCATCACCATCAATAAAGTAATAAACTTTTATATCAAAAGTAATTTTACCTTTATCATTGTTTTTGAGGGTTACATCAGAATCCATGATTTTTACTTCAGTAATGTCTTTATAGCTATCTATATCAACAGGAAAATTTTCTAATGCATCAAAAACAGCTTTCTTAAAATCTCTAGAATCTAATTCTGCTGTTGCCATTTCTAAAGCTTTAATTTCTTTAGCTTCATCTTCGAATTCTGATTTAGATAACATAAATTCTCCTGAATATTTTTCAGTTTCTTCAGTTTCTTCAGTTTCTTCAACTTGAAGTCCAAGAATATTGTTATTTACAATTTGAAGATTTTCATTAACTTCAGTAAAATCTACAGTAGTTTCTATTTCATTTGGTACAGCATAAAATAATACAGCGCTATTGATTATCACTATAATAGCTGCTACACATAATAAGCTGGCCAAACCTATGTTTTTTTGTACCATATTTTATTTCCTCCTTCTATCTCTATAAATATTAACATTTAAGATATAATTATTAAATTATTTTGATTTATAAATGTATTTATTATATTAATATATATATTTAATTTTTTCCCAAATATAACTTAATCCGTCTTTCATTTTTAATCTTCCCCATCTATTTGCAGTTAAAACACCTAACAAAATTAAAATAATACCTAACCATTCGTGTCCTAACAAATCCCATAAATCTATTCCTCCATAAGTATAAATATGTTCAATTAATAAGAATGAACCAACTCCTATAAAACTAATACTTCCTAACTTTTTCCATTCTTTTTTAATATAATCCATTTTAATCCTCTGAAAATTCTGGTTTATAAATTACATCAACTTCCATTTCATCAACATAAACAGTTTCATCTGTAGCTCCTCTTCTTAATAAAATTTGAAATGTTGTTGTATCATCTAATAATTTTAATGGAACTACTACTGTTACTATTTTAGTAGCATAATCAGTTTCTTCATGATTTAATATTCTTCCCTCTGAAGTTGTATAATTTAATCCTGTAACTGTTCCTGCTGCATCATTAGTAGTTGTTCCAAGATAAAGTGTTCCAATATTTGTTCCAGTAATTTTTAAACCAACTTCAGCACCAGAATTATTGGATGATGTTTTTAAATCTGCTTTGAAATATAATGCAGTAATCAATCCTCCATTTGCTGATAAAGTAAAACTTCCATTTGTAACATTTTGAAAAGAACTATTATCTGTAGAAAATTCTGTGGATTGTGTAAAAATCTTCCTATGAAGTCTTAAATTATTAACTTCACTAGCATAAAGTATATCACCATCAATTTTTGGAAAAACTCCTTCTGCTGTCATATTTAATTTATATCTTTATAATTTAAAAACTTAGTTTTTTAAATTATATAATTAATATACCTCCCATGTTTCTTCGATTCTCAATTCAGTAGTTCCATCAAATGTAATAGCATTTGGCATACTTGTTCTACTCCACATACTTCCAGCTACCCCAGTTCCGTTAATACACATTCCCCATTCTTGAAACTTTTGAAGTGCAACTCCAGACATTGTTACACTATTCCAATCACCAGTCCATTTACTTTTAAATGTTGTTGAACCATTTGTTGATGTTATTTCTTGTCTATCACTTGGATATAATAATTCAGTTTGTGTAATAATTGCTGTTCCACTTCCACTTCCAATCATCATATACCCAGGTGATGTTGTTGTACTTCCAGCAAGAAATAATGCTACTCTTGTTTTTCCCCAATTTGTTATCATCTTCTAAAAATAACCTCCGCTCCATTGTATAGTTGAACCTAATCTATGATCACCTAAATTATGACTTGCATAACTTCCCAATAATCCATGAGTTGTATGACCTAATATAAAACTACTTCCTATTCCTCTTGAAAAAACTTGTAATCCACTCACTCTCATTCCAAAACTACCTGAACTTATTTTATATCTAGTCAATAAATCAGTATTTTGTATATCTTTACTTTGTAATTTTCTTTGTTCTAATAAAATATTTTTTAAAGTATCTGTAATATTATCTACTTTTTTATTAACATTTATAGATAATACTTCGTCTGATAACATATTTCTTTTAGTAAAATTATATTTTGCTTCTAGAATATCATATGTTACATTATTAATATTATATAAAGGAATATTAACAATACAAGTTTCTCCTGGAATTATATTTCCAACATCTTTTATAAATAATTTTCCTTGTTTTTGAGGATCTGAAAATTTATCTAATTCACTTAATAATATTGATTCTGCAGTTAATGGATCCTTTATAGTTATATCTTGAATAACTTTTATTCTTTTCCCATAAGCTGCTATACTTGTGTCGTTATCACCATATTTTACAATTGGTAAATCTCTCATATAATTTATAATTAAATCACTTCCAATATATCGATTATCGCCTGCTAATGTTCCAGAAGTAAGAATAATTGTTTTATCACTATAATTTACAAGATATTTATATTGACTTCCTGCTTCAAAAGCCATCTGATAAATTCCTCCAGGCTGTATAATTTCTGGAATAGTTCCGCTATTAGTTACTGTTGTATTATGTGGATTATATCCTAACGTATAAGTACTTCCAGTATCGCCAGTAAAAGTTTCTTGATAGCCATCAAGATATCTATCTCCATAAACCCATATTTCATTAAAAATTTCATTTCTTTTTTCTTTAAATGAAGTATTAATAATAGGAGTTCCACCTGAGCCAAATATATATCCACTAGAAACTGATGCTTTTTCTTTAAAATGTAAATCTTTTGAATTATCAACAAAAAATGTAAATTCTGAAAGAGATGCAAGTTCTTTTATAGCATCAAAAACAGGAACATGATTAAAAACAATTCGATTTATATTTAACCCACTACTTACATTTATTGTTGTAATATTATCAGTATATTTTGTTATAATATCATTAACAATGCTTCCAGCTGGGAGATTATTATAAGATTCAGGCTCTACAGTTCTATCCATAAGTCTTGCAGAATAATCTCTTCCAGAAATAACTATTCGTTCATTTTCATCTTTTCCTTTTAAAGTTATATTTTCTAATATTCCAAGAAATATTTGTGTTGTAGCAGGATTAACATCTTTATCACTATAAATTTTAACTTCATCTCCTATTGAATAACTTCCTACATGTCTCCCACTATAATTATTTATAGTTGCTAAAAAATTACTTGATGAATTTGTTTCTCCTATTGTTTTTGTAACTTGAGAATTATCTATATCTACTGTATTTCCTCCTATTGTTAATTTTTGATATGTTGTCATATTATTATGTATTTGAAATTTTATCTTTTAATTCATCATTGAGTGCTTCTGCTATTTCATCTGGATCTGTTCCATATATGTTTTCAATATTTACCATAACTTGACCAGATGTTGCAGCAAATTGTGATGCTCTTGCTTCTCTTTCTAATTGCATTGAACTAACTAATCCAGGAAGATCAGTAAGTTGTCCTTTTATTCCACTAAAATCTACATCTGGAATTAAATCTATGTTTATTTTTGGTAATTTATTAGCAGCTTTTATTAAAATATTAATAAAATCTATAGCCTTTTGAATTTTACTTGCGATATAATCAACAATAAAATTCCAAACAGAAATAACTACATTTTTCATTACTTCCCACGCAAAAACAAATCCATCTTTAATCCATTGCCAAGCAGCATCTAATTTTCCTGCTGCCCATAATGTCCATTCAACAAGTTGTATTAATATTTTTTTCCAATGTACTATAGCTAATATTATTAAAGTTATTGCAACTATAATTGCTCCAATTATTAATAACCAAGGACTCATAACCATAAATAATAAAGCAAATGCTCCTGCTAATAATGTTACTGCCATTGTTACTCCAGCAAAAATTAATATTGCATCTTTCATCCAAGGACTTAAATTTTGCCACCAATCAATAACTCCTTTTATTGCTGGAAGTAAATAATCTTCTATAAAGGGAACTAATCTATCTCCAATTTCATCTCCTAATATAGCAAATTGTGCTTTTACTTTTGCTATTTCTCTTTCCATTGTAGCATATCTTTTTTCTGCTTCATCTGTTAATGCTGTATTTTCTTCCCATGCTGTTCCTTGTATACCAAGAGCTTCTGTTACAGAATCATAACCACTTGCTAATCTTAAAACTGTATCTCTTAATCTTACTTCTTTAATATCTAAATTTTCTAAAACTTGTAATACATTACCACCTTCTTCTCCAACTTTATTTAATCCTTCAAAAAATAATCTTAAAGCATTAGATCCATCTTCTTTAAATGCTTTACTAAATTCTTCAGATGTCATTCCAGCTACATTCGCAAACTTATCTAAATCTTTAGAACCAGTAGCAACCATACTACTCATATTAATCATCATTTTTGAAATAGCTGTTCCACCCATTTGTGCTTCTACACCAACTGAACTTAATGCACCAGCCCATGCCATAACTTCTCCTTCTGTAAAATTTAATGCCTTTCCAGCACCAGCTATCCTCATACTCATTGATACAATTTCTCCTTCTGTTGTTGCTAAATTATTTCCTAAATCTACTACAACTGCACCTAATTTATCAACATTTTCAATAGGCATATTCATAATATTAGCAAATCTAGCAAAATCAGTTGCTGCTTGTTCAGCAGTTAAATTAGTTGTAACACTTAAATCTGCAATTACTCTTGTAAATTTATCAATATTATCAACACCTTCAACTCCTAATTGTCCAGCTAATTCACCTATTTTTGATAATTCAACAAATGTTGTTCCTGTTTCTGTAGAAAGAGTTTTAAATCTATTTTCTAACTCTTCAAATCCTTTTTCTGTTAAATCTACTGTTTTTCTTACACCAGTAAATGCAGATTCAAAGTCTATAGAAGTTTTTATTGCTTTTCCAAAAGCAATTGCAATTCCTGCTCCTACTGCAGCTGCTGCTAATGCAGATTTTTGAAAGCTTTTCATTGTTAAACTAGCTCTAGTAAATACTTTACTAAATTGATCTCTTGCTGCTATTACTATTTCTACTGTATTTTGTCCTAATGATACCATTTTTATCTTTTTCTTTTAGATTTTCTCATAGCTCTTTTATTTTCTACCTCCAATTTTTTAAGATACTTTATAACTTGTTTAAAATCAGATATACTTAAATTCCGAATATCATTTAATGTCCATTTAACATGATCACAAATTATAAGTTCTGTTCTTATTTGGTTGGAGGATTCTGAAAATCTTCAAGTCCGTTAAACTCATTAATTTCTTTTTGAATAACTATTCCTTCCTTTACACTAAGATTATTATAATCTTCTTCTGTCATTCCAGTCGAAATTAACATAATTTTTTTTGCAGCTTCTCCTTTCTCTAAATCTGCAAATGATGTTAATTCTTTATATTTAATTTCATTTATAGTAAACTTTCTATCGTTTATTTCAATTTCTTTTGTCTTCATTTATTACTTCCTCCTTATATGTTCTATATTCTCAAAGAAAATTAAATTGAGAATAACTTAAATTTGTGTTTAGTTATAATTATAACTTCCAATTGAATCCATTGCCATTCCTTCAACATGACTTGGTACAAATGTAAATGATTGTTCTTGAATTCCTTCTAAAGCCGAAGGAATTGTCATTTCTGTCATTTTACAACCACTCATAACTACTATTAAACTTCCTGGACTAGCTGTTGGCGAGAAGATATTCAATGTTGAATTAAATTCACTTCCTGCAATATAATAGTTTTGATAAAGAGAACCTACATTTAATGTATCCATATCACATGTTGCTGTAAACTCATAATCTTTATTCATTGGTAACAATTCTTTTATTGTTCTAGAACCATTTAAATAAAATCCTCTTTCAAGATTATTATTAATACTAAAAGTTCCTTCTTTAAGATTATTTACAAGCCCTTCACCCATTGTAGTGCTACTTCCTACTTGTAACGATACGTCATTAAACATAAATGGGTTTGTTGTAGTTGCAGCTAATGCTGTTACACCTGATGTATTCAATGAACCTGTTTGTGCTATATAACCTATTTCTGCTGAAACAACTTCTCCTTGTGCAAAATTTATTTGATATGAATCAATCATTGCTCCAATAAGAACTCGTGTAAAAGCACTTCCTGTTGCAAATCCAAGATTCTTCGAATCTTCAATTGTCATTGTACTTAATGCACCTGGATATCCTGCTGGAGATACTGGTACTGCATGATCATCTGTATTTGTCTCTCCCATTACATGACTTCCTGTCAAATCTGTAATACTTCCAATAGCAAATCCTAACATTTTCCAATCTTGAGGAAAGTAATTTATTGTTCCTGCCCATTCTTGTTGTCCATCTGCAAATGTATCAACATTCCTATCTGTTGATCCTTGATATCTGATTGGAATAACATTTAAAGTTGAATCTACATCATGGCTTTGAACTAATCCAATCCATTGTCTTGCTCCACTTAATAAAGCATATGCTCCACTTTCATAAAAAAAGCATGTCCTATTCTGATCTGATAAATATTTCATCTTATTTCTTCCTCCTTATATTTGTATGTCATTTTAATTAATGATTATAAAAAAACGATATTCACATACTTTACTTTTTGGAGTATGCTCACCGTCTTCGTCAACATTTACTGCTGATTGTAAACTGAAATCATGTAAATTACTATCTGATAATCCTGTTCCTGTATCTAATTGATTTGTTCTTAAATAATCGTAAATTTGTTGAAATAATTCATCTCTTTCTTTAACATTCCTTGCCCATACCCTAACTTCTATATCAATTGTTATCAGAGTACCTTCAGATGCCATTCCCAACCTCTGTGGTTGAATAATACCACGATCTGTAACAGTAATTATAGGATAAGTTACTGCATTCTTTGGATATGAAGTATAAACAAATTTTTGTCTTGATTCTCTAATTGTTGTAATCGGATCTGTAATATTAGTTCTTAATTTATCTCTAATTAAATTAATCGTATCACTAAGAAATGTACTATTATTTACTTTCGTTATTGTCATTTATTCCTCACTTGGATTTATTAATCATACTCGCTTGTATAACAAAATTATTAATATAATTTTATTTATAAAATATTATTTATAAATTATATAATTACGAAATTTTCCTAATCTCACCTTGAACAAAATCTCTTACTTTCTTTTCATTTCTTTTAGCAGTATTAGTAAAATGTCTTCGTGGTTTCATTCTACTTGTTCCATATTCTAAATGTTTTGCATAACTAACATTAGTTTCAATTGTTGATGTTAAAGGTTTATTTTGTATGTTCTTAACTGAATTTAAAAAACGTCCTGTATCAACAGATTTTGGTTCTGCTCTCTGTCCAGCAATAGAGTCTTTAACTTCTCCTTCTATATAGAATCCAGATTTTATAATTGCATCATTTGCTCTCTTTCTTGCTTCTTTATCTTTAAGAGCTAGAAACATCTGAGCTTGTGTAATTCCTTTAACTTGTATATTTATCATCTTCTTCTTCTACAATATATGTTTTAGTTGGTATGTATCGATCACAATTTTTATTATATTCATCTATTTTACAATTTGTACATTCTTCTTTTAAATCAGTTATATGACCAAGACATACTTCTTCTAACATATTATTCTCCCATTAAACTTCCAGTTAATATCTTTCTAATATATATTTTCTTTAAAATAGGTGTCGCGTTAACATCCCATTTCGTAATACCTTCACTTAGTAAACTATATTCTCCGGTAAGTGGAACTGGACTTCCTGTTTCGTTACTTCCTAATCCTAATTTCCATGTTCCAGAAGTATTTATAGATCCGTCAATATATAATTTAGTATCATTCATGAGGACTTTTCCTTGTTCTAGTAATACTGCATCTGAGCTACCTCTAGAATTGCTTATAGGTAATACTACTCCAGATGTCCAAAAATCATCACCAGAAATTGTTAATATAACATCATCATCGTAATAACTTCCCGCACCAAATCCTACATTAAAATATCTAAATCTTATTTGTTCTCCATATTTTAATGCTTCTGAAACTCCATTTTGAAAGTCAGAAATAATTGTCATTTTAAATATATATAAAAGATTTAATTAGTATTGCTGTTAGAATTCCTGACATATAATATCCAATTCTTCTCATCCACTTAACATCACCTTCAATTCTTGTCATTCTATGATTAAGTGCATCTACAAATTCATTAAAATTCTTTTGTGTTAATTTAAGCATTTGAAGTCCACGATTGATAAAATGTCACTTTTTCACCACCTTGTTTTAGTTGACTGATTCCCAAATCTTTCCATGATTGAGCTGATGATTCATCCATTCCTTTAGCAATTGATAATTCTCCTATTTTAACTGATTTAGTTCCAATACCTTGTGCTCCCATTAATCCTAATACATTACCTATTGTTAAGCTAGTAACTCCTGGTTGATATGGTTCTCCAATTGCATCTATTGATATACTTTCTGATGTAATAAGTTCTGCTGTATAAACATTATTATTTACTAATGTAGCTGTCATCCCAGATATGGTTACTGGTACATTTTCAATTAGTGCTAATACTACGCTTCCAATTTCTAAGTTTGTTAATGTTGCCATTTTATTTAAGATAAAATAAAATGACTAAATTATTGCCCCTGTTCCATCACATATTACAGGAATTACTGCTAATCCTGATAACGCGCATAATAGAGTTAAGCTAATTGTTCTATTGTTTGTAAATTGTGTTCCACTAAATTGTAATTCACTAAAATTAGTAGCACTTCCTAATACAAGATTTTGTGTATTTGTCATTTTAAATTAATAAAATTAAACAACACCTAATCTTTCCCATTCGCTTCCACCGCCTAAGTTAGTCATGTAAATATCATTTTGTTCCATATCGAATGCTATTTGTGAACCAACACTTGATGTTATAACTTCATCTGGATTACCGTAAACGAATAATATTTTATCAGTAAGATGTATTGAATCACTTCCTACTGCTACTGCTCCTAAGCATCCTTTTTGCATTCCGCCTACTAATCCTCCTATAACTGCGCTTCCTGTTGTTGTTGCATCTGCCATTTTATTTTGTCCTCCTTATAATCATATAAATATAATTTAAATTCCTACTGCTATCCAATCCGCTACTCCACCAGAAGGTCCGAATGCCCAACAACCAGATGCTCTTCTTATTCCTGATATACCAAATGCACATCCACTTCCTTCATTAGGTAATGCTGGTAATGACCAATCATGTGCTGATAAAGTTATGAAATAATTTGCTGTTGAAAAACTTCCTGCATCTACAAACGATATTAATCCTGAATATCCTGCTGTGCTCATTGTTACACTTCCAGCTTTTACTTTGTATCCATATAACTCTGTTGTATTTTGAATTGATGTACTATGTAATTGACCATCATCGTCATATATTACATTTGCTGTTAAATCATCATTTATGATTATATCTTCAACTCGTACTTGGTCTCCACTAATAGTATTCAATTCAGCTGTTCCATTAATCCACAAATTGTCTCCATAAATATTAGTTCCACTAATAGTTTCTGTAAAACTTTGGTCTTGATTAACTTCTTCAAAGCCCATTCCGTCTATTGTACTTACGTTACTTGCCATTTCTTGTTTTTGTCTCCATTTAATTGTTGTTCTTTATAGAGTGAACTTCTCTTTGTAAATAAAAAATAAAAAAATAAAAATAAATTTATAACTGTATTTACTCAGTTGATATCTTAGATATTGCGTTTGCCCTTAGGTGTCTTGCTTTGAATCTCCATGTAATTGATGCTGCCGACATATCGTAAACAGGCATCTCGAAATTCTCTATTGTAAC